TTGTCCAGTGAAGATTCTGGAATACCTGCGCCGTATCTTGTGTTAGTGAGCAAATCCCATAGGCACCAGGCTGGGTCGGCGCACCATGTTGCGGCGCCAAACGTACCATCCCAGACACCGTTATAGGTGACGCGACCGAGATAGGTTGTTGTATCGACAGTTGCGTTAGACGGCAGGCGTACTTTGATGCCACGAATAAGGTATTTGCGCGCTGGGATGCTATTAAACTGCCGGGCATCAAATTTGAGATACGCCAGTGCGCTGTTGGGATAGCGCAGTTTTTGTTCAATGATTTCTGTGTAACTTGCCCAGATTGTTCTGTTTTGACGTTTTCCGGTGGTTTCGTCTGCTGATACACGCACCACGCGGACATCGACTGGGAATGAACCGTTTAGGGCAATCGTGTAATCGCGTTGGTATGCGTTGGTTGTTTTGCCGCTGATTGTATTGTCAATGTAAGTGGTGTAACCGCCACCGTTATATTGAATTTGAATCTGCAGTCGAACATCAAAACCTAGAATATCGCCTTCGTCTGTGATGCGCTGCAGAGACGGGATCTGCATTGTTACGCGAACTATATTTACATCCGAGTCTGTAATTGTGCGAGTAATTGACGTACTGTTCAAAACTTCAACGTTAACAGCATTTTCAGACTCTGCACTGGGCAGATCGGAAATATATGCCTGGGCCTGAGTTCCGGTGCGGAAATCGTATGCGTATCCAGTAAAGTTGTTGCCGCCACTTGCTGATACGACTGGTGTTTGATTCAGGAAAACGCTTTGCAGTCCGTTGTCTAGTCCTTGGATTTCACCTTCGCTGATTAGATCCAGGACGCTGGCATATTGGACCGATTCCAGTGAATCGTTTTCTTCGACTGGTGTGCGTACAGGTGGCGGCGGAGCCTGTACGACTGTAACCGGCTGGACAACTGTAACATTTTGCTGGCCACCACCACCGCCGCCACCGCTTTTACCGAAGCCGCCGCCACCGCCACCGCCAGCACCTTGGATTGTGCGTGTCATACCACGTCAAGCCCCACGCTGATGACAGCCGAACCAGTAAAGCACCGACCGTAGCAAATCGGAACCGGCAATCCCTGCTTGGACGTATTGACGATACCCGAGAAACTAAAAGACTCCAAGCGGACTGATTCTTTGCGACTACTTGCTGCGGCACTGGAAGATCCGCCCATGGCCCCCAAACCGCCAGCGGCTGCACCTGTATCGGCAATCAAAGCACCCATGCTTGGTTGTGGTGAAATGATCTGTGCAATACCGCCAAGAATCATTGAAAAACCGAAAGCTGCAATACCTGTGGCAACCCATGTGGCTACGAGACCTGTTCCGCCACCAGCCAAAGCAAGTCCAGGCAACAAAGCACCCGCGGCCGGACCTACTACAACTGCCAAGGCAATAAATCCTATTCCTATAAGAATATTGCCAACATCACCGCCGGCTCCGGTGACTACAGGCGTGATGCTAAAAACGTCGCGTTCGCTCCAGGGGAAGACCAAGAGTTCGCCGCCAACTTGATTGGTGATTTTTTCGCGGCCGAGAGTGACGCGGAAGTTCATGCCGTCCGCTTCTTTATCCATCAGCCAGCCTTCGAGGCCGGGAAAATTAACGCACAGCGCCTTCAATGCTTCAGCCGGGCTGGCAACGTCAAATTCAAAGCGGCACTGACCCAGTTTTTTACGGAGTGCGCCGTAGACCTTAACGACTTTCATGCCGTAGGACCATGGCCGTACTCTTTACATAGTAGCCGCCGTACACGTCCCGGCTGGACAGGCGTCCTTGGACGTGATGTAGGATCTGTTGCTCGCCAAGGTAGATGGCGCCGTGGTTGGGCAGTTCGGCGCCAAGCTGCATCAAGATGCCGTCGCCGTATTGCAGGTCCTCGAATGGTACTTTGCGGAAGCCTTGGGAGGTGAAATTTTCGACGTATAGATTTTCGTTTCGTAGCCAGAAATTATCGCGGCGTTCAAAGTCATCCAAAGTAAGGTCCCATTCGCGGCGATACCAGTCGCGTGCCAGGGCATAACAATCCACTACACCGAAGACAAATTCACGGCCTACATAAGGCAACTCGAAATCCTTGGGTTCGCAGTAACCCCATTCCTCGGTCTTGGGGTTAACGATGATCCATGGCAAACCTGTGTTATTGCAGGCAATCTGGTCTGCGGCTGACGGTTCTGGCCGGCTGGTCGGATGGCTATGCACCACGGCTACGATTTCGCCTTGATCTTCGGCGATTGCGTAATCTTCGGGGTCAAGTATGAAATGTTCGCTTGGCGTTACGGCGAGATTTTGACAAGGGAAGAACCGGCGGCGGCCTTTGACGACATGGATCAGACCACACATCTCGTAGGGGTCTTTTGTCTTGGCATGAGCCAGAATTTCGGTCTTCAAGTCGGGGCTAAGTTTCATTGGGCAAGTCCAGCGCCAGGGAATGAACCAAACGGCAGCGGTGAGTTAAGACCAAACCGCAGTCGGCAGCTGCCAAGGCGTTTGCCGCATTTGTCCTGAGCTAGGGTTCCAACCACTTGGTCGTTGGCATTGAAGAAATTTGAGCCGGTGTAGCTGCACTCAGCCGAACGGTACTGCCACTGGCAGATATTCGCAATGATCTGGCGCTTAGGCAGCATCATGCCGGGCAGGTCAAATTTGCTGGCTAGTTCCCACTGCACAATATCGCGGGTTTCCGCAGCTTTGCGATCGACGTACCAGATTTCATCGGGAAATTTGGCATACGGGTCGGCGGCAGGTTCGCCATCTAGGTATTTTTTCAATGTGCGGATACGGCGGACTTCAGCGGCACCGAGGTCATTGCCTGGGGTGATCGCATTGGCCAGCAGCAACAAAGCACTGATTTCGCCACCAAGGTTTGATACCGTCAGCGTTGGTCGTGGCAGTGTTCCACTGCTGGAGTAGTCGAAACCTTCGGCCTGGATGGGTAGCCGAATGTAGACGTTGTTGTTCCAGATGATGTTGCCGGTGACGTTGGCATTGACGCCAGCATGGAAGTAATACGTGTCATTGCTGCCGTGCAAGTTTTGGTCTAGTTCCAGCTCAAATAATTCGATGATTGCGTTTGGTGCAAATGATGAAACATCTTGATAAACGCTGCTTATGGCTTGCCAGGTAACACTTCCGTCTACGACGACACTGCCAATATCAGTTGGCCAGACTGGCTCGGTTGATCCGGTTGTCCCGGCGCCAGTGACTCGAAAGACAAGGCCGCTGGGTTGCTGGACGGTGGCGCGGACAATGGCACCAACGGATTTTGCGGTGGTGGCGGTCCAGGCTGTATAGGCCATCAGAATTCAAACACTTGGCGGAACGTTACTTCGATCTTGCTGCGCTGGAACTCGAATAGTTCGCGGGTCCAGCTTTCGCAGACCCATTTATAGCTGGTGTTTGTTCCAGGGGGCGTCCAGTCGAAAGAGTCTGAGTCGGCAGCACGGGCATCTAGAAATGCTTCGATTTCGTCGGCCTCTGTGTCGGTGACATTAAACGTAAGGCTCCACTCCTTTGGATTTTGGTTGAGGCCGAATATCAAGCGTTGTTCATAGCCGTCGCCAAACTGGACGCGGCGCACCATGGGTTTGCTGGTCTTGGTGGCCGAGTAGGTTGGTTTGTAGGCAGGGAAAGTGGCCATTAGGCGAGCAAGCCTCCGGGACGTTTTTGTTTGACGATCTAATTCTGGACGGCGGCCGAGATCAGTACGCCTAGTTGTTTGGCAGATTGATCATCGCCGGCAGCTTTTGTTCCAGACGCATCAACGTTGACGATCACGCTAGTGCTGCTACCCCCTAACTGATGGTTAGGAACGATCGTGCCACTGGAACGAGGGACAAATAGTTCTGGTCCGCGTTCTCCGACGATTGAGGGGCGACCTACAGGAGGATTTCCACCATCGGCAAAAGCCATCATCTGTAGTACGCCTGCATCTGTACCTGCGTACGGAACGGGAGCTGGGATTGCAGGTACAGGGTTAACTAACTTTTTGACAAAACTAAGGGCTTGCTCAATGACATAGATCTGGATTAACTGTCGTGCGATAGCAGTAAGAACATTTGCGGATAACTGGCGCAAAGAATTGCTCCAGTTTTCGCTTCCTTGGATGAGTAGGTCGAAGGCACTGACCATGGTGTCCCCAAGAGTTCCTGCTATTCCATCTGCAATCTCTTTTTGTTTATCCATTACAAGTTTTTGTTTCTCGTATTCAGCGGTGAGCAGACGATTCTGGTCGACAACTTGGGCAGCTTGTGCCGGCCCCACGCCAGTGGCCAACAATTCTTGGAGTTGACGCTGGAGCTGGTATTCTTTTTCGGTGCCGTTTATTTTTGCTTGCAGCAGAGCGTTCTCTTGCTGGACGCTAAGTAACGCTTCGTCTGCTTTCTGTTTACGATCCTGTTCGTATGCAGCAAGTTGTTGGATTGTATCAGCTTGGCTTCTCAGCAGTTTTTCTTCGATAATCTTGGTCTGTAGGGCTTTTTCGGCTGCAGGTAATTTTTTGTCGATTTCAATTGCGGCAGCAGCACTCAGTAGTTCGGTTTCGCGTTGAATACCCTGAAGACGAATCTCCAGTTCTTTGTCGCCCTTTAGGCGTGCATCTGCAATAAGATTTTCGGCAACTGTTACTTGTTGTGCCAGGGCAAGTTCGCGTGCCAGCTCAGGAACGCGGCTTTCACGCTCAGCTCCGGCTTTTTTACCTTTTCCTCCGCCTCCTCCGCCTGACGGAGGAAGTTGAGAAGGTGCTTGTATGCGACCTATCTGTCCCTGAACGACAGGTTTTGGTGCTTTAAGTATGCCGCTTTCGTACCCAAATCGTTGTAATTCATTTCGTATTAACTGTTCTCGGATAATTTGAAAATCTGCTTGAGCTTGAGGAGAAATTATATTAGGACCCGCAGCTAATTGACGACCTTGAGCTTTACTCGGAAAACGACGTGCCGCCATGCTCATGGCTTCTTTTTCAATAGTCTGTAATTTTTCAGGACTAAGAATTTTACCGCTTTTTGCTTGAATTTGAGTGCGCAATAATTCAGTGTTTATTGTTTCTGTTAGTATATTTAAGGCTTGAGTTGCTTCTAATATAATTGTATTTATTGCAGGAGAAAGTACATTGAGTAGAGCTGCAGCAACCCCACCAACAGCTGTAGCTGTATTACCTAGTGCTACTGTAAATTGGTCAAAAGCAGATTTTGGTTTTTGTCCTGCTTCTAAACCTTTATTTCCCATATCTACCAGTACATCCGACAAAGTTTGAACAGATATTTTTCCGTCTTTAGCCATTTCTAAAATGGCCGTACGACTAACTCCATATTTTTGCGCTAAGGCTTCTTGTATTGGAATACCTTCGCTTGTAAGTTGATTAAGCGTGGCTTGTGTTACTTTTCCGCTTTCAAAAGCACTTGTAAATGCGTTAGTAACTTTATCAATTTTGCCACTATATGTTTCTGTTAATTGACTTACGAGTCGTACAGCATCGGCTTGTTCCTCTAAAGATAAACCCAACCCCCGGATATTTTGAACAGAAGCCTGAAATTTATCAAAATCCGTGCCAGCTTGTTTGAAGGCGGTGGCAAGTAGTTGGGTTTGTTGGGCGCTAAAGCCGATGTCAGCGGCTAATTCTTTGACTTGATTGGCTTGGCCTGCAATTTGACCGAGCAGCGTACCAAGCAAAGATCCAGCAAAGCCGCCGGCACCGCCGAACGAACCGCCGACTGCCCCACCGATAGCGCCGCCGGTTGCAGCGCCGCCACCTTGACCGAACAGTAGGGGAAAAGCTCCGCCAATAATGGCGTTGCTGGCAATACCACCTAGTCGTCCGCCGCTTCCGCCGCCACCGCCACCTGTTTTACCCGCACTGCGTGCAGCAAGCCGCTTATCAAAATCAGCCAAAATGGCAGCGTCTGTCTGTTTAGTTAATGCAAGTTCTTTTTTGGCAAGTAGTTCTAACTGCTTAAGTTTATCCTCGAAAACATTTTGATCGTTTTGAATTTCTAGGTTATTTAATGTTTGTTCGTGTTTTAATGCTGCTTGAAACGCGGTGTTAGATGCTTTAACGCTGGCTTGTTCCAGTCCAAGAATTTGATTTAGACGTCCCCGTAATGGGGTACTCAAAGTTACCTGACTTGCAGCCGCAGGCCCGATAGGTTCCGTAAAACGAGTTGTTTCAAAAATACCTGCAGATGTAAGTTTACGAACACGTCGTATTTCTTCGCGTTTACTACGTTCTTGATCGAGCAAGTTTATTTTACGCTGCAGAATTGCGTTTGCTTTTTCTTCTGCTGTTATGTACTCTTGGATTGCTTTTGTTTCAGCTTTAGTCCCGGCAGTGACAAGGTTTAGGGTATTTGCGGCTTTGTTTAAGTTATTTACATAGTTCTGGATGTTTTGAACAAGTCCGCCCCTTTCGCCAACAACTTTATTGAGACTTTCAGCTGCGCTCGAAGATTTATTTAATTCGGAACGAAGTTGTTCTAACTTGCGTACGCCTTTTACGCCGATTTCGATTTCTGCTCTGTAAGCCACGGCGGCGTGCCACAGTCTGGTACTTCAGTTTACGGCAGAAAGAAGCCGCCGGGGTTAGCGGCGGCGTCGGGCTTTTTCCATCTCCTTTTGTTGGTCCTCGTTGAGGATTTGGAAGTAGGCGCTCCAGCCGAGTAATTCCTCGGCGGTCATGGTGGTGCGGACTTGTTGGAGGCTGAGGCCGAGTTCTTTGGCCACGCCGAACTGGAGCATGAGCCAGTTGTCCTTGCGGAGTTCGGCGCTTAGCTCTTTGGGTCGATGGGCTCGGCGTCGTCAGTGATGATCGCCAGCATCAGCTTTTGGAGATCGGCATCCTTGACCTCGTTCTTGAGGATGTCGATTTCGCCGGCGGCAAACAGCTTTTGGCCGCCTTCGTCGCAAGCCTTGGTGATGAGGAGTTGGAGGGCGAACGCTCCAGCATCGTCGGATTTGGCGTTGCGTTGGGCGCGTTCGCGCTCGGCCATGGTCAACGGGCTGACCCACATCTCGAAAACGCTGCCATCGCTAAGTTCGACTTCCTTTTTGGTGGGTTCCAGGTTGGCGGCCTTGCGGAGCCGGTCGATGGCGCGAACGGGGATCGAAGCTGGCATACCAAACGGTTGGGTGTGATTGTAGTGTAACGCAGTAGACAGTAAAAAACCCCGGTTTGCGGCCGGGGTTGGTATCCCTTACTTGGTCCTAGGTTATCAGGACTGGGCGAAGTCGAAGGTGGGGGTGCCAGCGGGACGGAAGTTGACGGTCACCGATTGGGCGTCGTCGGGGTTGATGTTCAGGCTGGCCGAGGTCAGCACCGCATCAAACGAGATCGAGCGGCTCAAAGTCTCGCTCAGGGTGCCGCCGCTGAAGACGCGGTCGGTGTAGAGCTTGAAGGCAGCGCCATCTTGTTGGCGCTGGAGCACGTCCTCGATCATCCGGTTGGAGAGGGCGGCGTCCTCGTTGGTCATGTAGACCGTGGCAGTGCCACTGCCGTCGCCGAAGCCGCTGATGTAGGTGCGGAAGGGGACGTACTGGCCGGGGGTTTGACCGATCGTGGTGACGTCGATCTCGGCGCGGGTGATCTCGAAGCTCCAGTCGCGGACTTGGCCGACGACGGCGTAATCGGCGTAAGCGACCTGGAACTCGTTGGGGGCGACGGCAGTACCGTCGTCAGTGAGATTTAGGGCAGCGCCGCCGGAGGTCGTGGAAACCTGCAGAGCGCCGGTGGCGGCGGTGTAGGCAATCACGTAATAAGTAGTCGCGCTAGACAGAGGCGCGGGAAGAGTGCCGGAACCGGAGCCGCCGGTCTGGCTATCGACAACGCTGAATTTGACAGGGTCGCCTACTTTGAGGTTCAGATAGGTCTGGACCGTGATGGTTTCAGTAGCAGTGTTGACACCGGCTTCACCGAAAGTTCCGGTGGTGCCAGCGGGCTTGTAGTAGAGAGCGCCGGACGTGCCGGACAGAACGGTGGTGGCCATAGGGGCGTACCAGATGGATATGCAGTGGGGCGGGACACTGCCCGGCTTTTACCAGAATAGCAACAGTATTTAGCTGAGCACTGTTGCGATCCAGTTTGTTTCAATTCGGCCGACGAAATGTGGGGCATCTTCAGTAGAAGAAAATGTCGGACCACTGATCTCGCCAACTCGCATGAAAACGCCGGAATTGGGTTTTGCTGTGGCGTTGATTGTTTCCAGTGTGTTGACAGCGGCGGTAATTAGGGTCTGGTTGCGGGCAGGACCTTTGCCTTTTTCGGTAAAAATGCGGATGACAAGGGCTCCACGGGCGTTGTCCATGCTGGTGGTAAGCATGGGCTCATTGGTGAGGCCGAAAGTGATGTTGACGCGGACGTATTCGGTCGTGGTGTTGGGCGGGACGGCCGTGATGTTGTCGAAGAAGACCGGAACTGCCGGTACCAGTGCGCTAAATGCGGTCAGCAGCGGATTTTCCAGTGCAGCGCGGATTGACTGATAGTTCATTTGAATCCGATCTTAAGACCGTCTAAAGTTACGCGGATAGTTTTTTCAAAGAAACCACCACCAAAATAATTTGAATACCAGTCCAAGGGAGCCGTGGCTCGGTTTGAACGGGTGCCGCTTTCTAACTCACCTCGACGACCTCCAAGTGGGCGAGTTCCATAACGCGCTGGCTTCAACGGAGTTTGTGTAGTTGGTTTTTCCGGGGTAAAAGGAACAAGGTCCCGAGCTTGATCTGCGTACGAGGAAAAATTAGAAATCGTAAAAACAACTTTGTCGGTGCTGAAAAATGTACGACTAAGTGTACGAAGGGCTTGTCTACCTGTAAAAGGTGCGGTAGAAAAAACAATAGGGACTGGATCGCCTTCACCGCCTGTGCCACGTGCCGATTGACCTTGCGGACCACGGATTTCCCAAGAATTTGAAAACCGCCCCGTCCAGCGAGGGCCGATTTTTTGAAGATCGGCTACAGCGTTCTGGGCAGCAAGAGTAGGGCCACCTACGGTCAGCGAACTGACCGTTTTGTCGTAATCACGCAATAAGTCACCAAAAGGTTTACGTGCCATTACTGGGGTCTCGCGATGAGGGTGTGCATTATGGGGGAATCGCCGCGATAGCTGGTGATGGCGATGATTTTGGCCTCGCGGGTGACACTGTCTTGGGTGTACTGGATGCGGTCGGCCTCGGTGGGATAGTACGAGCCAAGTTCGGCGGCGCCGATAATGACTTTGATGTCGGTTGACTGATACAGACCTTCGGATTCGCGGGGGTTGAGGCGAGTGATGACGGCTTTGACGGTTACGTTGGTGTCCGCGCCAGTGACGGCGCCAGTCGTGGGGTTGTAGGTGCGAGGTGTAGTGGTTTTGATGTACGTGATGTTCTGGCCCCAGTCTCCGAGGATGGAGGCCGGGATGGAGGCGAAGGTGGTGTCGATTAGGCCCATGTCAGCCTCGGAAGGCGCGAAGTTGGAAGCCGCCGGCACCGCCGATGGTGTAGGCGCCTAAGTATGCCTGGAGCCAAGGGTAGACGTCGAAGATGTTGTTGATGGGGCCATTGGATTGGCCTTCTTTGTATTGGACGCGGAGTTCGCCGAGTTCGACCTCGCGGTAGAGCTGGTCAGGGTCGTTTTGGGTGTTGGTGATGGCGTCGGTGTCGTTGGCGAGTTCGCGTGCCAGCTCGTAGGTCGCGAACTTGATTTCCTTGGGGATGACAGAACAGACCAGTTCAACGCGGTCGATCAACCAGTTGTTGCGGGGCCACTTGAGGGCTTGGCCGTTGTCGCAGCGGTCGCCGTAGAAGTTAAGGCTGTCAATCCAGCGGGTGGCGGAGATCAGGGCGCGGTTCTTTTGGTCGTCGGTCTTGGTGGTCCAGGTCGACGAGTCGGGGATAGTCTCGAAATACGAGTTGGCCTCGGCCAGCGTGACGTAGCTGTTGGCCGATGCAGAACTCAAAGTGGCGTTAATTGATGCAGGCACAATACGTCACAGCCTCCGTCTTATCAGTGTAGCGGCAATAAAAAAGCCCCACCCGAAGGTGAGGCCGTTAAAGATTTGACCGAAGGTCAGATCGTGCTGGTATCCAGCGGGCTGTTGACGGTGAGCTGAACCAGGGGGATCAGGTCGATGTCGTAGGTGGCGGTCCAGTTACCAGCGGTAGAGAGGCCACCGTTGGTCGGGTTGTCGCCGGCATCGCCCCACTTGGTGCCCATCACGTGGTAGGCGCCGTGGTAGTCGACCGAGAGCACGTCCTGCTTGGACAGGATGTTGCGGTCGGCTTCGATGCGGAGGTCCTGCTGCACACCCTCCATGATGGTGCCCGACTTTGTCAGGTAGCAGAAGAACTCGCGCTGGTGGCCAGCGGTGCCAGGGGCAACGGTGTTCACCAGGGGGTCGATGATGACGCGGCAACCGGCGAACTCGCCGATTTCACGGGCACCAACGCCCACACCGCCGCCACCCCAGACAACGCTGCCGGCTGCTGCCAGAGCGGAAGTCGAGAAGGTCAACAGGCCCACCTGATACAGGTAGAAGCCGACCGAGGGGTGGACGACCAAGATGTCGAGTTCGCTACCACGCTCACCCAGAAGGGCGCGAGCGCGAGACACAGCAGCACCGGTCAGGAAGTTGGCTTCGGCACCACCAGAGGCAGCGGCGACGCCCAGATCCAGTGCGTTGGCGGACAGCGCGGTACCGAACAGACCGGCCAGTTGGCTGAACAGACGCTGGCTGTTCAGTTTGTTGATGGCGTCGGCAAGCTGGTTGCGGATGTGAAGCATGGGGTCTTCACCAGCCGCGAGCATTGCAACGTCGTCCACTGCATACGCAAAACCGCGATGGCAGATGGTGGCGATCTGGGTGGCGGTGCCGATCTTCTGAGGGGTCAGGTAGCCGGCGTTGCTGGTGCCCCAGGTGGCCGTGCCGTTCATGATCTCCTCGGTGGGAGATACGGGGTTGAACTCGGGCACTTGGATGCGGGTGCCGCCTTCGCGGGCATCCAGCAGAGGAGTACGCACCACGGCGCCGCTCTTCAGGAAGAGGGAACGCTCTTTGATGGCCTCAGACACATAGGTGCTGAGGTTATTGCGCTTGACGATGTCCGCCAGAAGGACACCGCCGGAATAGTTCTGGAAAGGAGCAGCCATTGGGCCTCCGAAAGGTCAGGGGGTTTGCGTCCCAGTCACAGACTTGGGTGGTGGTGCCTCACTGAGGCTTAAAGACCGGCTTCCCTCTTCAGCACTGCTGCGAGTTCAGGGTCTTGGGCGGACAGCATCATCTGCTGCGTTAAGTTAATACTACCTTCCTTCCAAGGATTATTCATACCTGGAGCGACAGTAGAAGTTGGGTTGGGCTTGGCGCCCATGCCAGCGGCAGAACTTGGCTTGAAGTGATGTTCAAAGCCGGAGCCGGGATTTTTCAGGTTGTTTAGATATGCCTGAAGGTCTTGTTCCACGCCGCCGTTGAGGACGACGACGCTGCCGGTTTCGTTTTTGCGGAGGTTACCTTGGAGCAACATCAGCATTTGCTCGGCGTTGATTGCGCCAGCCTGACTGATGGCGGCCATGGCCGCTGTTCGCATCGTGGCGGCTTCGTTTGAGTTGCGAAGGTCCTCAAGTTGGCGGTTCAGATCGGCGATTTGCTGATCTTTTTCTTGCGCCGTTTTGTTGGCCTCTTCCCACAGATCTTTCCACTGGCCTTGGTCTTGGAGGACTTTTTTGCGTTGGTCGTCCTGCTTTTTGTAGACCTCGTCTAGCTTGGCCTTGATGCCTTGGAAACGTTCCTCGGCTTCAGCGGATTGGGCTTTCAAGGCTTGGATCTGGGACTCGTACTCAGCCTTGATGCCGGTGACATCAGGGGTGGGTTGAGCGGTGTCGGCTCCAGCCACGGGCTGGGGTGGAGTCGCCACAGGCGTCTCCTGGATGACTTGCTCTTCCATGCGTTAGAACTCGGGGATTTCAGGGGTTTCGGTGACAAACACAGGCTCGCTGGTGGCCTTTTTGCCAGCCTTGCGGGCGGGTTTTTCGGGGGCGGGTTCTGCTTTTGCAGCCCGCGCAGCTTCATCCATTTCGACCATTTCCCAGTGGAAACTGCCGTCTGGTTGCTGCACGTAATCCAGGCTTTTCACCAGCGGACTGTAGAAAGTGCGCTTCTAGTCTAGAACAAAAGAAGATTAGGTAATCGTTGCGCCAACGTCGTCGACACCTGCGGGAGAGAGATTTACCCATGCGCTTCCTGTGTAACCCTCGAAGCAGCCGGCGGTTGTGTTGAAACGGATCATGCCGGTGGCTGGAATGCCAGGGCGTTGGGCGGTGGTGCCAGTTGGAGCTTGGATGTATTGGTTGGTGGTGTAAAAGGTGCTGTTGAGGGAGACAACACCACTAGATACGGAGATTCCAGTGCCGGCCGTTACGGTGGCGTTACTGCCGGCGGGGCCTTGGGGGCCGGTATCTCCTGTAGGGCCTTGAATACCTTGAGGGCCTTGATCGCCTGTATCGCCTTTATCTCCTTTGTCGCCTTTAGGACCAGTAGCGCCGGTTGGACCTGTGGCGCCAGTTGGACCTTGATCACCTTGGGGACCGGGATCGCCTTGAGGACCTTGGGCGCCGGTTGCACCAGTGGGGCCGGCTGGACCTGTGGGACCGGTGGCGCCGGTTAAACCTTGAGGACCGGTATCGCCTTGAGGACCGATAGCACCAGCTGGACCGGTTTCGCCTTGGGGGCCGGCAGGACCGGTTAGGCCGATGGGACCCTGGTCGCCTTGTGGACCTTGTGGGCCTTGGGAACCGGTCGCTCCGGTGGGGCCGGCGGGGCCAGTTTCACCTTGAGGACCGATTGCTCCTGTTGATCCAGCTGGACCTGCAGGACCGGCGGGACCAATCGCGCCAGTGGGACCGGTAGGACCAGTGGGACCTGTTGGGCCGGCGAGGCCTGCAGGTCCTTGTGGACCGGCAGGACCGGCAGTTCCATCGCCGAGGTTGCCGCCGATTGTGAGTTGAGTCGTACGGATACGACCCTGCATGTCCTTGGTGCCGAGTGCAACGGGTTCGGCAGGCCAACCACTGCTGGATTTGGGGCCGTATAGCTGTTTGGTGCGGCGGTCGATGTACCAGTCGCCGCTGTTGCCTGTGTCGCCGGGGGGACCGTCGCCAGATAGCAACGTGGTGAGGTTTTTGAGTTTTTTGCTAAGTTTGACGAGTGCGGTGACTTGGGCCAGCGTCAGGTAATCCTGTTTGGTGGCCATTGCGTCAACCCATCATTGCTTGAATCAGTCTCTCTACCTGATCGGTAGAAAGTCCTTCGCGTTCTTCCTCTGTGGCTTCCTCTTCGGCGGATTCAGGGGCTTCGGAAAACTCGTCCTCGCCGTTAAGCATTGACATTCCAGACGAGAGGATTTCGCCTTGGCGGAGGATGTCGCGGAACTCTTCGCGGTCGATGACTTGTTGCGCGAACAAGGCCGTCAGAGCCGTAATGTCTTGGCCGATGAGGCGATCGATGTCGAAGTCGCGGCTGACGTAGACCTTGGGGGGTTCCAGTTGGAGGTAGGCGGCGGCGAGGTTGAAGGCGCCTTGGAGGGTTTGCTGGAGATCTAGGGAGACCATGGACAGCATGGAGTTGGTGTCGACGCGATCAAGGCGGCGGGCATCGGCAGATTCGGCGACAAATTTTTGCTGGCTCAGAGTGCTGATGCCGAGCGTCGCCATCTGCATCTGGAGTTCTTTGATTTCGGAGGATTGGGCCTCGAAAGCACTTGATGCAGGCTCCACGTAATAAGCCTTGTTGCCGGGCTGCATCGCCAACGCATAATTAACGCTGATAGCAAGGTCCTTGGTCTGGTCGTCCCAGCCTTCGAGGACGAGCATGGGTTGGCTGGCGACATGGAGGCTATGAATGAGGTCGGCTTGGCGCTGGAAGTGGGCCAGGTTTAGGTAGGCAATGTCCAGCAGAGGCGGTTTGCTTACCAGGGTGTCGACTTTGTTGGAATACAGGGTGACTAGGGGGATTTCGCCGAGGCTGTACGAGCCAGATTCGATCAGTTCGTAGTCGCCGCCGGTGGGGCCGGTGATGTTGAAGGAGTTGGGGTACGGCATTTGTCCGTACATGTCCTTGCGGCTTTCCTGCTGGCGGTAGATCTCGTAGCGGCCGGGCTCGATGACGCGGACTTGGTCGTACACCTTTTCGCCGAAGCGGCCGTCGGGGACGATGGCTTTTTCGGCAATGCGAATCTGGATCAGCTTGCCGTAGTTGACCTCGCGGTCCAAACGCCAACCGTAGACGTTTTGGGGTTCGACCTCGATCCAGTAGGGGCGGCGGTTAAGGGCGCGTTCCTCGGCGAGGCTGCGGGCTCCGGTTGGGGCGGGGAAATCGACCAGCGTGTGGCAGTGGCCGTAGGGGG